TTACAAGAACAAAAGTAGGTTTGGATGGTATCGAGGTTCTGTAAACGACTTTCACTACTTTAAGCGTAATGTTAATGGTAAGATTAAAGAGTATGAGATACTCGGTCTTAACTTAGCTAAAAAAGTTAGTGAAGATTGGACAGGTTTATTATGGAATGATAAATGTAATATTGTTATAGATAACCCTGAAGCACAAGAGAGATTGAATAATGTATTAGCTATGAATTCATTTAATGTAGAATTTGGGAACTTATTAGAGAAGAGTTTTGCATTAGGGAATGGATTTATTATTGCATACATGGCTGATGGTGAAGTTAGATTAGATTTTATCACATTAACGAATGCAATGGTAACTCAATTCGATGGCAATAGGGTTACAGGGATAGTAACGATTGATGAATTCAGTGAAAAAGAGAATGGAGATACTAAATATTTTACACATTTAACTTATCACACATTGAATGATAATCAATATACGGTAGAGCATTATGTATATAAATCTGATATGAAAGGGAGTTTAGGTAAGACTAATCCTGAATATATCACTTATGTATTTAATGAAGAAGAAGCAAATGCTATGGCATTCATAGATGATAATGATAATATAAGACATGCGATTACTTATGATACCCCCAGACCATTCTTTGCACATATTAAACCTAATATCACGAATAACTTTGATATTAACTCACCCTTAGGTATCTCAGTATTTGCTAATAGTATTGATACACTCAAATCGATTGATACAAAGTTCAATGCAACTGAGCGAGAAGTTACTCAGAATAAGACAAGAATTATGTTAAACTCTGAATGGCTTAAAGTTAAGGCTGAAGATAATGAACAAACAGGACAAATGCAATTTATTAAATATTATGATGAACATGATGACGCTATTATAGGGATACCTACTCAAGATTCAGAAAAGCTTATGGAATTTTATCAAGGGGAGTTTAGATTAGAACCTTTAGAGATGTCATTACAAAAAGACATTATTAGATTGGGTAATGAAGTCGGACTTGGTAAGAATTATTATAATTTTGAGCAAGGAAGTACATATGTGAATGAACAGACTGTTATACATGGTAATTCACAGACATGGAGAAATAAAGTAAAACATGAAATGATATTATCTAATGCTTTAACAGACATTGCACATGCTATATTGTATTTAGAAATGGTAAATAATAATATTTCTATGATGGATTTAGACGAATTAGATATGTATGTGAAGTTTGATGATAGCATTATATCGGATGATGAAAGCAAATATAAGAAGTTATTTGAGTTAGCACAGGCTGGTTTTATTCCAAAATGGAAAGTATTAGAACATGAATTTGGTATTTCAGAAAAAGAAGCCAAAGAGCTTACAGGTGAAAATATTGAAACCTTAGAAGATTTATTTAATGAAACAGGAGATGAAACACCAGACCCCCTCTAATTCTTACGAGGTTCGCCTGTACGGCATTTTTATTCCTTCAGAGGGGTAACATACCAGTCAGCATATAGCTCTCTTAGAATGGACATTTTGAGGCATTTTGACTTTTGCTTATTAGTCGTTAAAGAGATGAGGAAAATGAAAAGTTGCAAGTTATCTTTACAAAACTTGAGTAGGGTGCTCTAACCCTTAACAAAACTTGGAGGTTTTAAAGAATATGAAAGATATTCAAGAATTATTAAAAGCACATACAACTGAGGAAGGAACAGTAGATTATGATAAAGTCACCGAAGAAATCAATAATGAAATCAACGGTATTGTAGCCAGAAATGTAGAAAAGGCTGAGAAGTCAGCTTATAAATCATTAGAGATTGAGGGTGTTGAAGATAAGGATACCTTACTTACATACATCAATTCACAAACACAAGAGCCTACTGAGAAGATATTAGAATTAGAAAAAGCGATTAAAGATAGAGAGGAGAAACTTACTGAGTACACAAGTACTTTAGAAGACACTCAAAAACAATTAGAAGAATACGCTAAAAATTCTGATATGCTTAGTAAGGAAAGGATTTTACTACAAGAAGGCATATTAGACGCTGATGATAGGGATTATTTTTTACACACAGTTAATAAAATGGTAAATGAAGAGACTGATTTTAAAACTGCATGGAGTAAATACAAAGAAGAAAAATCTGATAAAGTTCAGAAGTTCTTAAACCCTAAACAAGTAATTTCTACTGGAACCAAGACTCGTGGTGCTGAACAAACAAAGCTGTCTGGAGCTAAAGCTATCCTTAGGGAAAGAAACCCAGAGTTATTTAAAGATGATGAATAATATCTATAAAAATATTCACACACAAATAAAATAAATCATATGGAGATGATAAATTATGGCAAACCCAATTTTACCTACTAATGGTACACATGAATTACAAGAACGGTATACTCAAGAGATTATTGCTCTTAAACGGAAACAGAATGTAATCCGTAACTTCTTTAACACTGATTATGTCGGTGACCCTCGTGCAGGGGCAGTTAAATTCGCTAAGCGTGATACTGAAGTATCTGTCGGAGCGTATGATGTTACTGATGGTGCTGCTTTAGGTTCTTCAGCAACTGAATATGTAAATGTTATTGTTGGACAAAACTTAGCAGTTAACGAATTGATCGATGGATATGAAGCCGCTGCTGTACCTGACAACTTAGTTGCTCAGCGTTTAGAATCGGCTGCATTCTCTATGGGTCGTAAACAAGAAATTGACGCTATCACTATTTTAAATAATCAAGGTACTGCAGAATCAGATGATACTGAAACTGCTGCTACTGATGTATATGAAGCGATTGTTGCTTCTATTCGTGATGTCAAAAAACTTGGTATCCCCAAAGAAACTTTAGTAGTCGCTATTAGTGATGAAGTAGAAGCTAAACTCTTAAGTGACCAAAAATATGTTAATACTGCTTCCAATATCGGTGCTGAAGTCGCTCGTACTGGTGTAGTTAATCGTATTGCTGGTGTCCCTGTTGTTGTTAGTTCAAACCTTTCTGAAGGATGGACTGGTGATGATGACGGTACTGTTACTGAATGGATTGTATTCTCAACTTTATTCGCTGCTACTGCTGAAGAATGGATGGTTGAACCTACTATTATGGACTTAATGGATGGAGCACATATTGGTGCTTCTGCATTACAAGGTCGTATGGTATATCAAGATGTCTTACTTCGCCCTGAAGCTTGTAGAGTTAAAACTATCGCACCTGCTACTTAATAGTAGTTTATAAGATAGTAAATAAATAAATAATAGAGTATAGGGGTATATCATATCGGTATACCTCTGTACTTTTATTTTATAAGGAGTGATTATATGAATGAAGAATTAAAATATGATGGAACTAAAATGGAATACTATATCACCCCTGAGGCTATATTAAATAATCGTGCAGTGAGTGATAAATTATTAAGAGATAGTTTACAAGACCCAGAGAAAGCACTCAAAGATTTTTCACATCAAGTGTATCGATATATTTATACATATTACAAAGGTGAAGATAAAGGTAAACATCAAGAAGAAATAAGATATTTATTAGATAGATACCCTGATAAACGCAGAGCGTTAAAAGAAGCTATGATTGAGTTTACTATGGGAGCCCTGATTAGTGAATTAGATTTAAACAGATATTTAGCAGAACAAGGTGCCTCTATGCCACATACGGTTCATGAAGAGTTATCGATTGCAAGTTTACTCAGAAGAAGAACCAGACATGGGGATGACCCTTTAAATGCGTAAACCTAATAAATATAACACTAAATCAGGAACCATCTTACAGGGAAATACAGAAAGATATTTTACTTTTGATGAAATAGACGAAGATACTAACTTAGACTTTGCATTGACTAACCCAATGAGTGACTTTACAAATGTAATTGTGGCAGAATTAGATATACCTATTTTCGTTAATGACATAGTGATTATCAATGGACATCAAAGTACAGTAGAGAGTTATAAGCGTAAGCCTGTAAGAAACAAGCGTAGAAACGCTACAGTGTATGAGTACACATTGGTACTTAAATAATGTTTAATGCCGCAGACCAACATAGAATTGTAGTATCTAATATGCCTGTTGATACAGGTACAATGCGTAGATTTGGTTCTACAACAGTTGATATGGGTCATTATATTAAAACGACTTATCACATAAATGTTTATCCATACATCGTTTATCAAGAAGAACAACCAGGCAAGAATCAATATTTTATTAGAAACAATACAGTGGGTGAAATAAATGCAACAATTGCTGCACCTAATAACCAATCACCTACAAACTCTTTATCTAAACCTTATGCTAATGATAATTTAGTCAGGTTAGGTGTTACACAAAAGCTAACAAATACAATGAGGTGATAAAATGAACTTTTTTAGCTATATACTCGAACAACTTAATACGAATACATATGATATTCAATTTGAAGGTAATGTGTTTTTTCAATATCATCCTCATAATAAT